TTCGAGGCACTCCAGAACGAGTTCCTCACAGCACTCGTTAACCGTATTGGTCTTGTGCTCATCACATCTAAGTCTTACTCTAACCCCTGGGCTGTGCTCAAGAAGGGACAGCTCGAGTACGGCGAGACAATCGAAGACATCTTCGTTAACATCGCTAAGCCTTACGAGTATGACCCTGCTGTAGCTGAGTCGGAGGTCTTCAAGCGTGAAATCCCTGATGTAAGAGCTACCTTCTACACACTGAACTACAAGAAGTTCTACAAGGCAACTGTATCACAGGATCAGCTCAGACAGGCATTCCTCTCACTGGAAGGCGTAACAAACCTCATCACTAAAATTACAGAGTCTCTGTACACATCCGCTAACTACGATGAGTTCATCACGATGAAGTACATGCTTGCTAAGCAGATCATCGACGGCGGTATCGAGTGTGTAACCGTACCCGACCCTGAGACTTCACCTTCTAAGGTTATTACAACCATCAAGGGTGTATCTAACAACTTCGAGTTCATGTCTAACAAGCACAACAGGGCAGGTGTAGAGAACTACACACTCAAGGATGACCAGTACATCATCGTCAACAGCAAGTTCGACGCTCAGATGTCCGTTGAAGTCCTCGCTGCTGCGTTCAACATGGACAAGGCTGACTTCATGGGTCACAGAATCCTCGTTGACAGCTTCGGTGACCTCGACGTGAAGAGACTTAACGCTCTCCTCGGTTCAGACGTAGGTTACGAGGAAATCAGTCAGGACGTACTTAACGCTCTTGATAAGATTCCTGCAATCCTCGTTGATAAGGACTGGTTCATGATTTTCGATAACATGCAGCAGTTCACAGAACAGTACAACGGCCAGGGCCTCTACTGGAACTACTTCTACCACATTTGGAAGACTTTCGGTATCTCACCTTTCGTTAATGCAGCTATGTTCATCCCTGCTACACCTTCTGTAACCAGTGTAACACTTACACCTTCAGCTGTAACTCTCACAGCTGGTCAGTCTACACTCATCACAGCTACCGTAGAAACTGAGAACTTCGCTCCTAAGACTGTAACTTACACAGTTGACAGTGACCTCGCTGAAGTGGATGTTTACGGTAATGTAAGAGTTGACGCTTCTGCTGAGTCTGGTACGGAGATCGTAGTAACTGCTACATCTACATACGATGAGACTAAGAAGGGTACTGCTACAATCACAATCGCGTAATCACTGCTATGGGACACTGTTTAATATGAGCAGTGTCCCATATTTTATATAAACTGTAAGGAGATGATACAAATGGCTGGTTATGCAATCGAACCTAATACAGACATATGGATTCTCAAGAACGTACCGTTAGATAACACTTACGGTATCACACTTGACTTCGGTGAGAAGTCAGCAGCTACGTTCCTGGAGAAGCAGTATGAATACTTCCAGTCTAAGGTTAAATACACTATCCCAGAGAACACGTACACGAGGTCAGAGAGAGGTTGGTTACGTGTACCCTACACACCAGATGATTTGTATGACTGTAACTACATCATGTTTAGGAATAAGAACTACGGTAATAAGTGGTTTTATGCATTCATCACAGATGAACCACGTTACATTAATAATAACTGCTGTGAGATACCTTTCGAGATCGATGACATGCAGACATGGTTCTTCCCTAAGTGCTCTCTGAAGAAATCGTTCGTTATCAGAGAACACTCTGTAGAGGATAACTTCGGAGAGAACAGAGTAGAAGAAGGTCTTGAGCTCGGTGAGTACTACACGTCTTCACTTCGTAGCACAGAACAGGACCTGGTCCCTGTGGTGTGGTTCTCTGCAGACGCAGAAACAGACCTCTCCACAGACTCAGTAAGCTACAAGAAGTGGTCTTCAGGCTCTAAGGTTTACAGTGGTCTGTACTACACAGCGTTCACAGAAGCTAATAACTACCATCAGTTCCTTGATCTTGTTAACTCAGGTGCCTTTGCTACAGGGCAGGGTTCTGCAGGTGAGTTCACATCAGATAACATCGTAAGTATTAACATGGCACCTCGTGTGTTCGTACACTGTACTGACGACCCTGATGATGACTACAACTACAAGGGTAATGAGTACAGCTATGACATAATCGCGAGTGACCAGGTTAGTAAGATCGGTACTTACACACCTCACAACAAAAAGGTTTTACAGTATCCGTATAATTTCCTTAATGCAATCGCGTCCGACGGTGGTAACGCAGTTATTAAGTTCGAGAACTTCTCTGATGACAACACGTTCGGAGTTTACTCTTTCAAGTATGTGTTCTGTAACTCTCCTACTGCACAGGCAGGTCTGTTACCTCTTAAGTACAAGAGCAGCAACCGTTGTGTCCCTGATATGCTTGTGTGTAAGGACTTCCCTCAGTGTGCATGGACAAGTAGTTCTTACTCTAACTGGCTTGCTACTACAGGTAAACAGTATAAGAACCAGATATTCAACTCGACTGTGGGTGTTGCAAGCGGTGTAGTTAACGCATTAGCTACAGACCCCACTAACGTAACTGGTTCGATTAGCTCGATTAACAGTGCTGTAAGCAGTGCTGTAAGCAGCGCAGCGACTACACTTAAGTACCTGCAAGCTAAAGAGGTAGCACAGGAAATGCCTAAACACGCTTCTGGACAGGATGGCTCTTCTATCATGGTACAGTTAGACAAGGCAGGGTTTACAGTGTACAGTGAACGTATTACAGTTGAGTTTGCAAGACGTATCGACGGTTACTTCGACATGTACGGTTATGCTACCAACAGGTTCAAGGTTCCTAATATCAACAGCAGACCGTTCTACAACTACGTGAAGACTACAGATGTTAACATCACGGGTTCCATTCCTGCTAAGTCTATGAGTAACATCAAGAACATCTTCGACAGAGGTATTACCATCTGGCATGATACAGAGACCGTAGCAGACTACAACGTTGATAACACAGTATCAAGTGCTACAGCAACAGCAGAAAGTGAGGAATAACGATTATGGGAAAAGTTAAAAACAGAGAGTTCTGGGAGTCAGCCCGCATGAACAACGCAAGCTTCATGCTGTACTTCAACAGACTGCTTGAGCTCTCCATCAGCATGTGGAAGTACGATGGACTTCCTGATACTATAGACACACGGTTCCTTGAGCTTGCTCTGTTCGGAGACGGTAAGGCTGTGTTATTCGAAGACGAGGTTATGGGAGCTCTTGGTCTCCGCTGTATGGCAGGCTCGTACGTAGACGTCTACGGAATACCGACCTACAGGAAGGCGTACGCCGACAACGGTTACCAGAAGGAGCTCTCACCCGAGGACTCAGTTATTATTTGGAACAACATGCTGCACACAAACACTGTACTCAACGTAGAGTACTACGCACGTAGACTGTATAACCTCGACAGAGCTATCGACGTTAACGCTAACGCTCAGAAGACACCTGTGCTCATCCAGTGTCAGGACACACAGAGACTCACCATGAAGAACCTGTACAAGGCTTACGAAGGTAACGAACCGTTTATCTTTGCAGATAAGTCCCTGGACCCTAACAGCTTACGTGTACTCAAGACAGACGCTCCGTATGTGGCTGATAAGCTGTACACCCTGAGAACTGATATCTGGAACGAAGCACTCACGTACCTGGGCATCTCTAACATCTCTGTGAGCAAGAAGGAAAGACTTATCACAGATGAAGTAGCCAGAGGTATGGGTGGTACAGTCGCATGTAGGAACGCAAGACTCCACATGAGAGAGCGTGCATTAGAAGAAGCAAATAAGATGTTCGGTTGGAATGCTACTGTAGTGTACAACGAGTCTGTGGAAGACATCGCTGATGAGGACTACAAGGACCTGTTCGGATCGGACACTGACATAACACCTACAGACACTAAGAAGGAGAGTGAAGACGATGAGTAAATACACTACTGAGGTACGTTACATCTGTGAGACCTCTGCAGGTTACTTAGAGCAGCAGGGTTACAGACCTGTGAACGAGATACTTATCGAGGCAGCTCCTAAGGTATTTGATTTCAGCTACCCGATCTTCGACGAGTCGTACAGACAGGTGCTGGAGACGAAAATCCTTAAGCACTACTACACAAGAGAGATATGTGAAGAGTCTATCGGTCTCTGGAAGCTGAGACTCGACACCAGGATGAACGAGATCATGCCGTACTACAACCAGCTGTATAAGTCTGAGCTGCTGTCGTTCAACCCGCTGTACGACGTAGACCTTAAGACTGTAAGTAACAAGGTAGGTAATACAGACAACACAGCAGACGGTACGACTAACGGTAAGACCACTAACTCTGGTAAGTCTGAGTCTACTACAGTGGATGACGGTACAGTTAAGACTAACGGTAAGACCACAGGTGAAGGTACAACAGCTAACGTAACTAACGACACTACATCTACGGAGTCTAGCGGTTCTACTACGAACGAGAGCACAACCACAGGTGAGGGTAAGACTACAGGTAAGTCCACAGGTAAGACCTCAGACACCACATCAGGTAAAACCACAGGTACGAGTGACGACCTGAAGTGGAACATGTACAGTGATACACCTCAGTCAACCATCTCTGACCTGGACGAAGGTAAGTACCTCACCAACGCTACTAAGACCACTGATAAACTTAGCACATCAGGCACGTCCGACACCACGTCTAACGGTACGTCTGAGTCCAGCACAGAAGGTACGTCATCAGACAGCACTAAGGTAAGTGGTAAAGGTACATCATCAGATACCAGTAAGACTACAGGCAGCAGCTCTACAGCAGGCTCTACATCCGACACATCAACGAGTGAGTCTACTACGAAGACTGATGACACACGTAAGACTACAGGCACATCCTCTGGAGACTCTTCGACTGATACCACGACACACAACACCAGTAACATCAAGACAGCTGAAGACTACCTTAACCATGTGGTTGGTAAGTCTGCAGGTAAGAGCTACAGTGCGATGTTAAGTGAGTTCAGACAGACGTTCCTTAACATCGACATGATGGTAATAAACGACCTTCAGGATTTATTCTTTGGATTATGGTAAAAATACTTGACAAATACATAATTAAGTGATATAATGAGTTATAAGGAGATGATACAAATGTACGGTTACAACATGTACTCTCCAGTTGCAAGCTCATATATGCAGGGTATGGGTGGCATGAGCCAGCAGACACAGCCAGTGAATGGTTTAACCCGTGTAACGGGAATTGAAGGTGCAAGAGCTTATCAGCTGCCACCTAACTCTGTTGTAGCACTGTTTGACAGCAACTCAGATACGATGTTTATTAAACGCACCGACGGTGCAGGTTATCCAACGATTGACACGTACAGCTTCACAAGAGTCGTAGATGTTCAACCGAACCAGGAATTCGTAACACGGAAGGAATTTAACGAACTCAAGGAGATGATAGCCAGTGGCAAGCAGCTTGTTTCCACAAGCACCGAACCTGTTGCAAGCAGTAGCACAGGTCAAGCAGATGCTAACGGGTAAGGACCCTAACGCTGTGTTCCAGCAGATGATGAGCACCAACCCTAAATTCGCACAGTTCGTGCAAGAGAACAAAGGTAAGAGTGCAGAGCAGATAGCACAAGAACATGGTATTGACTTACCTACTGTAATTAAACTACTGAAAGGGTGATGGTTATTGGACCTTACTAAAGACGAAAACAGAATACTCATGATGAGTGCATACACGTCTTACAAGGCACATGATAAACTTGGTACGTGTGCTAACAAGGTGTTTACTACGATGCAACAGTTGGATTCCGACTTCAAGACGTTCGTAACAGACAACGAAAGTAAGACAGCAGATGAGATAAAGAAGCAATATCTCTCCGAGAACACATAAGATTTGTGTAGGTAATAATATTAGACGTACTGTCCAGGTGTAACACATGAAATTAATTCCTGCAGGGTTAATTTAATATTATTATTAGGAGATGTTTCACATGGGTGAAAACGTAAGTTTGGCTGATATTGCAGCCGTAACAGAGAAGGATGGAAATTTTGGTGGTAGCGGTGCGTGGGTACTGATAATCCTGTTCGCGCTTATCTTCATGGGTGGCTTCGGTGGTAACCGTGGTCCTGGGGATAACCAAGGTGTGACTGAGGCTCAGCTCTGTACGAGCATGAACTTCAACAACTTAGAGAATGCAGTAGGTCGCATTAGTGACGTCCAGCAAACTCAGTTTACACAGCTTAATAACGGACTGTGTCAGATCGGTTACAACGCACTGCAGAACACCAATGCATTACAGACACAGATGTCTGAGTGCTGCTGCACTACACAGCGTGGAATTGACAACGTTAATTATCAGGCTGCTATGAACACAGCATCCATCAACCAGACGACCACAGAACAGACACAGAAAATCCTGGACGTAATCTGTGGTAACAGAATTGCTGATATGCAGAACCAGATTAACCAGTTGCAGCTTCAGGCTGCTATGGCAGGTGTCGTAAGATACCCGAATGGTTTTACTTACACAGCAGGTAACAACCCGTTCTGCGGATGTGGTTGTGGTAACATTTAGTCCATATGACCAGGTAATACGAAGTTGTAAGGGGTGAATGTTACGTTCATCCCTTATTATTATGAGCAAATAAAGGGAGCGAATACTTATGTCATGTAATTCAGCAATTTACACAGCTAACAACACAACTAACGTGTTGGCTGTGAACAACGTCGTACCGATGGGAAGAATCGTAAGACGTTTTGGTAAGAACATTAACCTTAATGATAACACATTCGATGTGTGTGGTGACGGTTACTACGACGTAACTGCTAACTTCACCATCGCACCTGCAGCTACAGGAACTGTGACGGTTACAGCACTTAAGGATGGTGCTGCAATACCAGGTGGTGTGGCAACAGTGACAACAACTTCAACTGGGTCAACTGTAACTTTGCCACTCTCCTGTCTGGTGAGATTACAGTGCTGTGACAGTAACTCAAGCATTAGCTTCGTTACATCAGGTAGTGTAAGTGCTACGTTCACTAACGTGTCGGTAGTTATTAAGAAGGTGTAAGTTATGAAGAGAGACGAGATGTTCCATTGTCTCTCTGAACACATGATAAACGGTGTTATGTTCCATGCGAACATGGCCGACTACTTCAGGTTCATGGGACTGAGCGGTTTCGCTCAGCTCCACGAGCACCGTTACGAGTGTGAGAGTCATGACTTAAGAGAGTTACATAGATGGGCGATATGTAACTTCGATAAGCTCATACAGCCCATGAGTAAGAGTGAGAAGTCTCCGATACCTGACGCCATGTACGGGTATGCACGCTGTGACATCAGCAGAGGTGTCCGACAGAGTGCTGTTAAGGGCGCGTTCGAGGCCTGGGTTAAGTGGGAGACTGATACAGTTAATCTGCTTCAGAGCATGTACTGTTCATGTGAGGAAGCTGATATAAAACGATACTTACAGTGTATGATTGACGAGACACGTAACGAGTTAGGTGACGCCGTCGAAATACACCTCAGACTGGAGGCGTGTGACTACGACATGAGCTACATCGTAAGTATACAGTGAAAGGAGAAATAATATGGCTAATACTTCAAAGACATCGGCCGACTTCACACCTGCACAGGGTGGCTACACACCTGTTCAGCCGTTCAGGGCCTGGGTGCAGATGACGCTTCCTCAGGTGTATGATGACGCTCTAAGCTACCAAGAACTGGTGTATAAACTCCTGTGGTACATCAACACGTTGATTGAGAACGTGGAGACGTCCGAAGATAACATCGCTGCACTTAAGACAGCTTACAGCAAGCTACAGGCTTACGTGAACAGCTGGTTTAATGAGCCTGAGACATCCTGGTTACCGTATGTACAGGACGCCATTAATGACTGGCTGGATAAACACCCTGAAGCTACTACGACTGTACAGGACGCAGCTCTTGAGAGAAAGAAGCTCGCTAAGTGGTTCGACAAATACGGACTGAGTAACGTAGACGCCGACACAGCTAACGCGATAGCTAAGGTTGTAGCTTCATACATGGAACACAACGACACGTTTAGTTACAATATACATCCAGATCATCCAGAGCTTAATGGTGGTGTCGCAACAGACTACACCAGTGACTTCCCTGATGATGTAGTTGTCGCAAGACAGAACATCGACTGTAGCTCGTTTGCACAGCTCGTAGTTGGTGGCGTACCTTACGACCAGAGTAGATACGTTGAAGGTAACACATACAACCACTGGAACGCTTATGGCTATGGCTTTAACTTCTACGATGTGAAGAGACCTGAGTCTACAGACGATAACTGTGCTGCTTACAGACTTACATACCAGATGGCTCAGTTCGCATATGACAGAGGTTACTCTGTTGAGCTGGGATTTACGGACCCTAATTTTAAATCTGACATAGCTGAGTACAAAAAGCCTGATTACTCGAACTTACAGCCTGGTGACTTGATATTCTGGGGACATGACACAGATGGGTCTGCAGATGACGCTGTAAACGTCACGTTTGCTAATAAGCACATACATCACTGTGATGTGGTTGTGTCTAACGTCAATGGTAAGTTAGTTATAGCAGGTGGTGGACAGGTTCCGATCAGATGTTATGTACTCCCTGGTGGATACAAGCCTAATGATAGAGACGACTACATCTTCGTAGCTAGATTCCCTCTGGGTTCTGGTAAGGTTAAGACCAACACGTTCAGATGTATGGCTGGTAACGGTCTTCCAACTCCGTTCGTAGCTGATGATACTACTTGTAAGTACAAGATACCTGCGTTCACACCGGTGTGCATGAGAGCAAGAGTCTTCGTTAAAGCCACATCAACTGATGAAGCCACTGGAAAAGAGGTTGCAGGTGGTGCAGGTGAAAATCTGATCATCAGAGGTATAGACAGAGTTCATGGCTATGAGAATGGTGTGATTACTAACACTAACACTTACAAGTCAGTTTCACAGAACATGTACACGTTTACAAAGGGTGATGAGGGTAAGGAAATCGAGGTAATGGTTAACGGTTACATTGCTGTAAATAGTGATATCAGCCTCGGTACACTCAGAGCTCAGGTAGATGGTAGTAAGGCTTTCATCCGTGAGTTCACAGTTTCGTGGCCTGCTGCAGTTCCTGTAGATACTGATGAGATTTACCTGTACGGTGATAGCTTTGACTCTAATGTTAAGACTGGTGTAACTGGTAGAATTATTGACCATGCGTCTACCACAGGTGATACACTGGCTAACCCTTACATGTCATCTGGTGCTTATCTTACACATACAGCAAACGGTGT